TTCTCTTAATATCTTTTGAAAAGCTTTTGCCGTATTAATCATACTGTCTTAGTCTTCTATCAACTACTGTATTGTCTTGCGTGATATATGAGCTTCCAACAGAATACATATCTTTACTTGTTATATATATTCTCTTACCGGTTCCCGGATCTCTTTCGGTAAGTGAGATTTTTTTATTTGGTATACCTTTTGGAAGTACACCCTTCATTGATACTTTCTTGGAAATAACTTCTCTTCTTAAAGAAGCAGCGATTTGACACCAAGTAGTTGCATTTGACCTTGTAGCAATCTGCCTTGGTGCAGATCTATTTACTACTTCTAGGTCACCGAGTTTTAGAGACAGCTCATCATCTCCACCAAATCCATATGTTCTACTAAGATCACATGCTGCAGCTGCTTTAATATAATCCAAAACAACAGATGGGAGAGTAAGTGGATCTACATCATCTTTTAGTTTATACATCTCTTGTATTTCTAGAGAATGATGATAAATCATTTCTCCAATCTCTATTAAAGAAGCCTCTGGAAAAATCGGCAGTAATTCTTCTGGGTCTAAATAAAGTGGAGAAACGTCTGGAGCAAAAAGTATTGTTTCGTCTGCCCTCAATGTCACAGTTGGTCTATAGTCAGTGGCATTGTTGTTGGCGTATATGTTTGTTTGAGACGTTATTGTTTTAGGGGGACTGCCGTTTGTAGTGCCAGTAAAAGTTACGGAATATGCTCCAGCTACAGTTGGAACGAATGGGTAGTACCATTCAGAAGCTGATGTTGATGTTGCGTTAGCTGCGTTTACAATTGGAGTTTCATTTATGTCGACGATAGTTACCGTAACACTGGTCATAGTGGCGTCTACTTGATTGCCGCTAGAATCTTGATCTAAGAATTTTACTTTTATTTTGACAGTATCATTCACCAAAACATTGTTTAATGCCATATTGACTCCAATTTATCGATATATTTAATAGTACTGGCCTAAGGGGTTAATGTAATCTGTCCTTGACCAGTTGTACTTGCGCCTACTAGGCCGTCTATGGAAATCTCTGCCTCTCCAGTTATACCTATTACACTAGTGGCCAACAGAGAGTCTACCTGGTCCGCATAGGCCTCTACACTTATCCTGCCCTCTGGACTAACATCTACGCTGATAACACTTATGGTTGTAAGGTTGGAATAATCTTGATTTGAAACAAAGAAGAAAGTTATATTGTTGACAATGATTGGATTTTCTATACTTGCTACATAAATGTATAGATCACCATTAAAGGTAGTATTAGCTTGGCTATACGAAATAGGTTCATTATAAAGCATTTTTAACCCTTTGAGATCAGACAGCGTTATAGTAACTGTTAAATCAGTATTCTAATCCAGCATCTTTTTTAAGGTTTGGCATCCAGATTCTCCAGTCATTTTCTGAGGCGTGCTCGGGAGTTCCGTAATGAAAAGAGCCAAGATATGCTATTCTCAAACCATTAGTCACTGGCGCAACCTCATGAGTCCCTATAAAGTTAGTTGGATAAATAACTGCAGAACCAGACTTTGGCTTGTGTGTGTGCTTTGCGTATTTGTGTATAATTTCTCCACCAGTAAAATTATGTTCATTTAATTCCTCTTCAGAATCAACACAATCGTTAAGATAAATATTTACACTAACTTTACTATGTTTTGGGTACTCATTCCCAATGGGCTTGCCAAATTGAAATGGTATTTGGTCATCACAGTGGACCCCTATACTCTGACCCTTACTGTAAGTTGCAATATGCCCCATACCTCTCCACCAACATACCGTAGCAGCAACTGGATAGTATTTACAATATTCAACTAATATCCTATACATTAAATCTTCTAGATCTTCGATAAATTTTTCTTGTTTTTCGGTAGGATTTTTTTTACTCATTTTAAGAAGAGGATCAATAAACCTACTTGGCGCTTCACTAACTTTATCTAGGTCGAATTTAAAACCAGTTTTGTTTATAGCGTATTTTTTTCCATCTTCTTCAACATAAGTGAAGGTTTCTTCTTCTGCCTCTTTTAAAAAATCGATATATTCAAATAAAAAATCTTGATCAATTTCTATGGCATTTTCTACAACGCATAGACCACTCCCAATATCTTTCATATTTAAATTAGTATTTAACATTATGACCCGTAGCTCGATTTTGTAATTCTGTATGGTTCAGAAAATTCATCATACCCTCTTGCCAAGAGATGCTCTCTGTAATCCTCTACAAAAGTCGGCATATACACATTTGTTGAACTCTGAGCAGCTACTGGATCTATCTTAGGATCTACTACAGATTCCTTAACCTCAATATTGGGAGTTCCTTGGCTGTACCATCCAAGATATGAATATCTTGTTCCACCTTCAATTAGTCTGACTTCATGGCCAGCAGTATATGATGCAGGGAAAAACAAAATGTCTCCCTTTTTGGGAATATGCGTAATATCTAAATAATTAAAATAGTGATGACCACCAGTAAAATTTTTTCCATCTAATTTATCTTCAGAGTCAACACAATCGTTAAAGTAGATTAATGCTGTAACAGTACTTCTCATTGCTAGTTGATCATTTGGGGTCCAAGCACCGTAGATGTAATCCGTACTAATGTCTGAGTGGGTCCCTAGGTAGCCACCTTTTTTATAGGCTACAATATGCCCTTTTACTTTCCACCAAATACACTTAAAAGCTAATGGATAAAATTCTAAATATTTAAAAAGATATTTATCTCTAGAATCTTCTAATTCTGAAAGGAACTGCATAACATTTTCTCTTGGATCTTGGTGTGCAGCAGACCCTCTTCCTGGCATCATATCGATAGAGTCTTTGGCAAAGAAATATCCACTTCTATTAACGTATACTTCCTCACCAGTTTCTGGGTCTATTCCTGGTGTGTACATCGCATTTTTTTCTCGTGTAACAATTTCTTCACACAGGTCAAATGCTTTGTCTGCGTCAAAATCAATTGCATTTTCAAAAAGAACTACACCACCACCAAGATTTTTACCCTCAATATTGTTATTGATTACTAATCTAGTCATTCATTAACTCCTTAACCGTATTGGAACTATTATACATCCTATATGTTGGTTTTAACAACTCACTTGTTTTTTGATTGTCTTTACCATATTTATCTGTAATATAGTCTCTATAGTCATTAACAATTTCTGGCATCCAGATTTGGCCCTGCAGTCCAGGAGGAATATTTTCGTTGGTTATGTTTATGCCCCTATCGGGGTGAGCAGACCCTTGAGAAAAGTACCCTATATAGCCATATCTACTTCCACTATTGCATGGGTTGATATAGTGTGAGCCTAAAAAATTTGATGGGAAAAATATTAAATCACCAGATTTTGGTTTATATACTACATCTGCGTAAGGAAAACAAATTTCTCCATTTAAATATTCATATTTTTTAATATCATCATTAGAATCAACTGAAGAATTAAAATATATAATTGAACCTACAACACTTCTTGTTGCGACCTGCCAGTCTGGCTCAAAACCGGGTTGATAGTTCACATCGTTATCACTATGAAGACCCATTGAACTTCCTGGCCCATATGCCAAAATGTGGCCCTGAGTCCTCCACCACAAGCTTGGAAGCAGCATGGGGAACAACTCTACATACTTGATTAGATTAGTGTAGAATGTTTTTTCGCATCGTGAAAAAAAGTCTATCAAATATGAATCGCTATCTTTGTCTAAAAAGTCCATAATATGACTAGAGCTGGTGTGGATATCCTCTATATCATATCTATGCCCACTTCTATTTATCGCATATAAAGGTTTTTTATTTTCGTCATAAATAATCTTATAGTCATCTTTTATTGCTTTTTCTTTTAAAGAAGAAATAAAAGGTATTATTATATCTTGATCAACATCAATAGCGTTTTCGAAAACAACTATGCCCATACCTAAATGTTTGGGTTGAACATTTTTTACAGTCATATTACACTCTTGTCGGCTCTGTTCCACATGGTCCTTCTGGAAGAACCTCACCTAAACTTTTTGCTGGTTGTTCTTCAACTTTTACAGCCTCATGAGTAGTATTGTACTGTGCTACATTTCTTCCTTGGTACACTGGATTCCAGCCCATTTCTACTTTGTACTTTTCTGGATCAGAATAGATTGAATATGGAGACTTACAATATAATTCATAGTCATCATAGATGTTATTTAGCCATACTGCTGGACACCATTCAAAGCTTCTTTCCGGTTCACTAATAACTACATTAGCTGAAACGTCATCGCCACCTTGACCAAAGAATGATAAATAAGAATATCTTACACCCTTGCCCATTCTTTCAACATCGTGTGATGCAACAAAGTTTGTTGGGAAAAATATAATGTCTCCTCTTTGTGGTTTGTATGAAACATTTAAGTGGACAAAACGAAGATGTCCGCCAGTAAAGTTTCTTCCATCTAATTCTTCTTCAGAATCAACACAATCATTTAAGTATAACAATGATCCGCATGTCTGTCTTGATGCAACCATACCTCTTGGCATATATCTCACGCCACCGGTTACCTTATAATTAGTATCATTATCAGCGTGACAACCTAAGATTCCACCATCTCCATATCTTAAAACATGACCCCTATTTTTCCACCAAATGCTACCAATTATTAATGGATAATTGTCAATGTATTTAAGCAAGCACTTATAGTTTTGTTCTTCGAGATAAAAAAAGAAGTTTTTAACTTCTTCTGGAGTTTCATCGGTAACAGGATGCAGGAGTCTTACTGGGGTTGCCGGAACATCTTTAAGCCTATATCTGAAACCATCTTCGTTAATGCCGTATTCTACGCCATCTTCCCCGGTGATATAAGTCCATCTATTTTCATGTGCTTTTTGTGATTTAGAATCTATATAATCCAATACTAGTTTTTGATCTATGTTAAAAGCGTTTCTAAAAACTATAATTCCTGGAGCTAATATTTCCATTTCTATTTCAGAAATCTCTTTAAGGGTATCTTGAGATATAGTTGGCGTAACAGGGAAAGGCGTGCTGTTTATGTGCTTATCAGTTGATTGGTTTTCCATAACTATCCTAACATCTCGTCAATAGCTTCCCTTATCGTCCAACCCGCCCCCATGACTCTTGGCACTTCGTCTAGCGGCATATCTTGCCAGTTAAATCTAGCAACCATGACTCCGTCTCTACTTACTAAAAACTTTTCATAGCCATGCGAAATTCTTGCAATTGCTTGTCCTGCTAAATTTTGATTTTGTGCAGCTTTTTCACTTTGATCAGCTGTAAAATCAGAGTAATTTCTTTTCTCATTACCTTTAAGAGCTGCAAATAAAGGATGTTCATTTTTTCCATTTACATCAACTTTTTCAAAAAAAGGAAATGTAACAAATGGATATTGCTCTTTAACCCAGGCTTTTATTTCTTCGTTTGTTCCTGGCTCCATGCCAGCAAATTGATTGTTAGGGAAAGCCAACACGGAAAATCCTCTATCCTTAAATTCATCGTGCACTTTTTGCAACTGCCACAACTGCCTACATGTTCTCGCATAAGACCATATCTTTGAGCATTTAGGTTCATACCCGCCAGATTTTGTAGAAACATTGACTATGAGCGTCAGTTTTCCATCAAATTTTGATAAAAAGTTTTCTTCTCCATCTATAGAAGTGGCTGGTATTTTATATATTGACATTTTTTTTACCTAAAATATTCATTGTCAAATATTCATCTATCATTAATTTTCCTTTAAAAGTATAATCTTCTATTTCTGCGCTTACTGAAATAGTAGCTTTTATAGGGGTATCTATAGTTGCGGAGAAAACAAAAGTATTTTCAATAATAGTTCCATTATCAAAATCAAATGATCCATTCTCACCATTTATTGTTCCAGAAATAGTAACGTCATCTTTTTTTATCAAAGCTATTGCTTTTGCTTCTCCAAATGGAGTTTGGATATAAGCTTCCCAATTGCCAGTAATGTCTATTTTGTATTGGTCTTTAATCATAACTATAAGTGTATCATATGTATATCGTTATGTGTAGCAGTCGTTAGGCTATTATTCGTAATAAAATTTACCTGTTTTTAAAGCTGTTGGTTGATTTTCTAAATGCCAAACATTAATAACCATCACACGACGAACTCCTGTTATTGGTGGAGTAGTATTGTGTATTATGTGACCTGCATCAAAAATAATCAACCTGTTAGGTTCGCAGGCTATTCTTTCCCTAAGTTCAATTGGTACTGTAAGTGGTAGAATATTTTCCATTTCTAGCGCGTTGTGAGTTTGTTCAGAAACTGCAGTTGGGTGCAGCTCCAAGAATCCACCCACAACTTCGTTAAACTCTGGGTAATAAACGCAGCCTATTTTGGGCCCTCTAAATATTTTAGTGTCTGCATAAAGAAATGTATCTTCGTCAACGTGGGTTCCCAAGTATTGACCAGGTTTAAATGTTCTTGTCCAGTATTCAAAACCGCACAATTCTTCGATGGGGAATGGTAGATTATTTTCCCAAATTGCTTTAATCACTTTTTTTCTTGCTGTGTTTGCCGGTGATTTATGCCAACCATCCCAAAACATATATGGGGCATAAGAATCAGACTGCTCATTATGATAGCTGTTTAATTCAGAAGCTATTCGATCTTCATTACCCATTGAGATAGGAAAAAAGTCTTTTGTATTTTCTATCTCCTGCAAAAGACTTTTATCTTTTATATAGTCATCAATGACTATCATGTAAAATTAATCCTTAATGACTACAGTATGTCCAGATGCTGTTGGGATATGATATACGTTAAGACCAGATAGTGACTTTATGCTCTCATGCATTTCGTATGCTGAAGTATATTCGATCTCCGGGCCATAGACTCTTAAATCGTCGTTTGTATGTGATATCACCATAGTGCCGCCGGAATTTAATGCGTTACAGAAGTTTTTTACAAGAGATACATCATGACAAATATCAAATGTGCCTATAAAAATAAAATCAAATTGACCAAGATCTTCGTTTTCTACATCTTGCATTGTCTTTACTTCATAATTCCAAGAAACATTTTCATCGGCTAAACAATGCTCTAGATAATCAACATGATAGTTATTTAAAAGCGTAAGATCTGTTGAAGAATTCATTAACTTAGCGATGGCGTAATTAAAAGCTGGATTACTCATAAGGGTTTTTGTAGGTTTTGCTGCTAGATATAACATCTCTACGTACGATGAAGTATATTCAGATGCAACAGTTTCATTCCATACGGAATCTTCTGCTGAATAAACCTCAAAAAACCAAGTAACAAGATCTTTACCAATTGCTTCTCTTCTTTTGTCTATTGGAAGAGTAGTAATGTAATCATTTACTTTTCTGGATATATCAATAGTATCTTGAATATCAAGTGCCTTATACTTAACTAGTTGTTCCAGTCTAGAAAAATAAAATTTATTATTATCCATGGTTTAAAGCTCCTATTGCTAATTGACGCCAATACCAAAATCTTCTAATATTTAATATTAAAAATAATCTTTGGTGTTTTAGGTATGCATCTTCTGGTGCACCTGTATAATATTGCATTTGCGTTTGACCGACAACAAAAGCAGATGAAGATTCTTTATCAACTTTTGACAAATCTCTTGCAGCGCTCAGCAATTCATCAATTGTTATTGTGTCTAGTAGCTCTGGATCTAACCCAATCATAAACATGAAATAGGCCAATTGCTTTTCTATGTAGCTTATATTTTTTTGAGCATCGAACGGCATAAAAATCCTATCTTTATATTAAATCTTCGTCTTCTATTTGTACACTATCCTGAATCAGTGCTACCGATGGTGAAAAAAGACCTGCGCACTCAAAAAGTGAACCGTCATTAAATTTATAAGCACCGTCTTCTTTGGACCAAACTGCGTAATTATTTGCTTCTTGTATAATGCCAAGAGAATCTTCATTAATTAAGTTTGGATTCGACATATTTTACTAGTCCTTTAATCCGTCAAGAATCGTAACTTGATTAATCAAAGACTGAAACGCTAATTCCTGGTTAGAATCTAGTATGCTAGCTGGCTTTTCCATTGATGAAGAAAGCTCGTCTGAGTCAATCCCCAGAAGAGTAGCTAACATATATGTTGATTTCTCTAAATATGTAATAGCTTTGTTTTTTACAGAAAGCAGTTCTTCTGCGCTTACATTTTGCATAATGCTCCCTTATTAAAGGTTAGATATTTTTTCGTTGGTTACAGCTAATTTTTGAATTGTCCCAGCAATTAGTTCTTTTATTTTATATTCTGGATCTGTATCTTCTGAAGAAGCATTAGGATCAAAACTAAAGCCGTCAACATCGTAGACATCGGCGTCAACACCAAGTCTAGTTAAATTTCTGTACAAGTCACGCTCAAATTCAGCCTTTGCTGAGCAATTAATTTATCTGATTTGCTTATATTTGTAAATGCCATTTTTCCTCACCTTTTCAATTAAGCTACGTGTTAATAGTAACTAGGATACTTCAATTTTGATATCTAAAATTCTGGATTATTTAATTTTAATAAACCAGAATTTGCTGGACCAATTCTTTCACCTTTTTCATTTAAACCAGTTTTGATGCCTTTCATCCAAGTCCAGGGTTCTTCTACATTTTTCTTCATTTTTGCGTCCCCATATGCTGCTCGAGCATTCATTAATTCTGGCTTATCCCAAAGATTGTTTACTTCAAACTCTACTGATTCAAGTAAATCACTTTGGAAAATATTAAAGAATACAAACGGCATTCCTTCTGGGAATGTAACTGGTTCTCCTACTTTATCAATAGCCCAATTCATTTGGGATTCATCTGGCCACCAGCTACTTGGAATAATTGCAGACAATGGAGATGCTCCATCAAGCATGTAGTTTGGAGAACCGCTAATCCAAGTTCCATAACCCTCTTCAGTGCCAAAGATCCACCCAATAGAAAAAGAAACCATGCCTACAATTCCACCATGCGCGAGTGTTCTATCCTTGTAGGTCTCACCACTGAGAATTTTTACGTTAGTATTTCCACCATCCCATTGAACTACTACATCCTGGGGGAGTATTATTTCCCATCCATGTACATTGGCAGTGGTCATAGGCAGGCATTGGTAGGCGTGCTTTTTATATGTGTTGTCCATCCAGTCTCTTTTTAATCTAGACTGGACTATACTTGGTGGATTTTGATGTGTTTTAGTTAGTGTAACTTTCGTCATTTGTTATACCAATCCTTCCAACATGACTTCAATTGCTGCCTTAACATTTATTAAAGCTTGATTAGAGTTGGTTTTTCTATTTCCAGCGTCGAACGCCAAATCTAAAAGGTCAGAGTTACAGAATCTGTACATTTTTTTGCCATCTCTAGAGATAATAAACTTCTCAAAGTTACCTTGAACTGGTCCACCATTTGCTGGAAAACCACCAAATTGAAGAATTTCATAAAGCTTATGTGGGACTGAACCAGTGTCTTCATCTTTTTTGATGGTTACCATTTCGGTATATGGTAGATCTGTTTTATAATGACTCTGCATGTGTGCTTGCATCTTTTCTGCTGTTGCACTTGTATCTGCAAATTCTCCGTATGCAAACTCGCAGAAATCTGTACTTGGTATAGCTAGTACTTCAAAGCCTTGATCCTTATATTCGTGGTATAAAGACTCAATAATTGGGTATTGTGCTGAGTTGGCGCACTCTCCTGTTACATTTGTAATCAGAGTAACTTTCCCCTTATATTTAGATAGTATGTTTTCTTCTCCGTTGATAGAGTTTATAGACACCTCATACAATGATTCTTCAAATGTCTGAAGGATTGGGATCTCATTTTGCTCTATCATGACTGGCCCGGCATTGGATAGACTATGGGCTGATTCATACCTTTTGTTATGCCTGCAGTTTTATCAGACACAGGTCCATCGGAAGTGTGTCCGATAGCATACTTGTGATTATTGTCGTTATAGTCAAACATCGTAACTGCTGAATATTTAGTGCCACTAGTGACCTTTAAGGAAGCATGCGCGTAAATAAAAGTAGATGGGAAAATAATAATATCTCCTGCTTGAGGTTTGAAGTTAATATCCAGGTAAGGGAACCATAGTTCCCCGCCCTCATAATCATCATTTAGATATATTACCGAAGAAACAGTACAGCTATAGGAAAAACCGTGATCTGCGTGTATTGAGAAATGTTGGCCTGGATTGTATCTAACGAAGTTAATTGCCTCCATATAGTCCATCTTAAAATTGTAAAGAGATTCATAGTGCGTTAGGCATTTTCTGAGATGCGTTTCGACATCTTCATAACATTTTTTAACTTCTTCAAATTCTGGAGTAAGATATGGCCAATGATATGGGCTCATTTTCAAGTCAACACAATCTCTATACTCCGGCATTTTTGCATTATACCCGACCATTGCTTCAGACCACTTAAATAGCTCATGTGTGCTATCACCAATTGCAGCTTCTAATCTTTCTGGAATATTAAGCTCTCTTGGAATGGCGTTTCTATACAAATAAATTCCAAACTTTTTGTTATCCTCCGGATTAGCGCAGGCGCCTACGTGAAAAAATTCCATTTTCTTTCCTTTTGTAGATTGATTCTTTCCTTAGTGATATACTATATCACAAAACAAAGCCAAGGAGTGCATATGGATTTTCAGTCAGACGATAAGTCTTTAGTGGAACCAGGTTATTTTGGCTCATCTAAAGATAATATCATTGTTGTAGAAAACTTTGTAGAGTTAGATGATTTAAAAACTATACAAAACTTTTTACCCAATATCAATGAATGGATGGATGCTGGAGAAAATCAATATGCTGAGGACGGAACCTGCACCTATGACGCTTCATACTGGTCGAATAGACAATGTAGCTATGATATCCTTAATCGAATTAATTTAGATGTCTATAATTTAGTGGACAAATACATTTTAAAAATGAAATATCTTTTAGAAGATACTTTTAAAGTTCAGGTTTCTGTTAGACCACCGGTTATCATTAGGTGGTTTCCTGGACTAGAGCAGCAACCGCATGCTGATAAGCAACTAAACGATGGTTCGCCAAATCCTTTTCCCACATATGATCTTAATTCATTAATCTATTATAACGATGATTTTGAAGGTGGCGAGTTATACTATCCTCAACATGATCTGGAAGTGAAGCCGAAACCTGGTTTAGCTGTAGCTCATCCTGGAGATGTTAATTATCTACATGGTGTGAAAAAAGTTATAAGTGGCGAAAGATTTACCACCCCTTCTTTTTATACTATAACTAAATTATTGTAATTTTTCTTTACGAAATAAAGATTTTAAAAGTGTTATATCTGCCCATATTGGGCCAATTATTATTATAAGATATATATACCCTGGCAAGCTTTTCTGCCAATTGAAAATATGATAGGTCATATTAGCAGTGAAGGTAACTACATAATTATACTTAGCTATTACTTTTAACCAGTTTACTTTATAATAAAGCTTAAGAGCCAAATACGCGTTAACAGATGATGCTGCTGCTGCCGTAAAGCAATATGATGCCCCAAGTTGGCCGATGTTTGATTGTTGAAAGTCAACACACAGTGCTAAAATAGCCATGGCTATGGCACCGTAATGGTGGTACTTTGTAGACTTCTGGAGCAGGTTGTCACTCTTAATTAAGGCCATTATATCTGAAGCCAAATACATTAACCCCAATGTTCTGATTGGTATATTGCTCCAAACATTGAATCTAATCTCTGTAATTATTAAATAGATCCAACCAATTGCGATGATAAAACTTATTCCACTTTGTATTAACTGACCAGAACTATAACTTTCTTTTGGATTAATAGATCCGTTTTTTCTAAATATTGAAAGAAATTTTTCATTATTTTGTAAATAATTTATTATCAAACAACAAACTAAAAAAGCGGACATAGGAATTAGATTCCATATGTCCGCCAAATTAGTTATCATTCTTTAAACTATTCTATAATTAGATTCTACTTAAAGAATGGTGGGAAGAATGGTGGGAAGAATGGTGGAAAGAATGGTGGGAAAAACGGTGGGAAAAACGGTGGAAAGAATGGTGGGAACCATGGTGGGAAATAAGGTGGAAAATATGGTGGGAAATATGGTGGGAAATATGGTGGAAAGAAAGGTGCGTGTCTTTCATAGCTAATAGGAGTTCCAAGTGGAGTAACTGTAGTATCGGTAAGAGCTGTTTTTACCTGATTTAAGATCGCAGCATTGGCTGTAGCAGTATCTATTGGTGTACCTACTGCAAAGCCAGCATTTGTGATTGTGGTATTGGCTGCTGAGTCAGCTGCTCCGTGCAGCTACAGTTGGCTTAGGGGCTTTTCTATTTTGCTTTTTGCCATCATCTGTTGCCATATTATGCTACCATATCTCCTAGGGCAACCCAAGTATCGGTTGCGCGTTTAATAAGTGTAGCAGATGACCAAGTTGTGCGCAACTTGAGACCTGGAGTGCCGTTGATTGTTACACCAGCCTGTGGAGTAAGAGTAGTCTGTCCAGCTCCTGTCTGAAGAACTGTCAATGTTGTGCCCACTGGGAAAGCTACGTTTGCATTAGATGGCACTGTGAGCGCATTGCCTGAAGCAACGTTCATTTCTACCATTTTGCCGCTGTCTGCCAATACTAAAGTATATGCTGCTGTTTGAGCGTTAGTGACTGTGTCAGTAATGATTCTTTGATAGTTTGTGCCATCGTTTGTGAATTCCCAACAGTCTGTCGTTTCATTCCAACGAAGAACAACATTTGTTGAAGTACCACGCTCAACTTCAATACCAGCATTTTGTGATGGAGTTCCTGCTTCATTATTATTTAATATAATGATGTTATCATCAACCGTTAAAGTCTCTGTATTAAGCGTTGTTGTTGTTCCAGAAACTGTGAGGTTTCCAGAAACTGTGAGGTTTCCTCCAACTGTTGGATTAGAAGTGTTGACCCAAGCGGAACCATTATACTGAAGAAGCTGGTTTGCAGATGCGCTAGTAATTGTTACATCACCAACATCGTCAAGCGTGTTGATCGTTGGAACTGACGAGTTAACCCAGGCAGAACCATTATATTTAAGGAATTGGTTTGTTGCATTACCGGTTATAGTTACATCGCCAATATCATCGAGATTATTGATTGTTGGAATAGCACCCCATTCAATTCCTGCTGCTGCTGATGAATTTGCTTTCAGATAATATCCGTCTGTTCCAAGTGAAAGAACAGCTGGAGTATCATTTGCTGTAGCGGTAAAAATGTCGCCTTTAGCATTTGCTGCAGTTTTAAGAATAGCTGCATCGGCTACGAAGGCAGTGGTGGCAACTTGAGTATTGTTTGTGCTTGCGGCTGCTGTTGGTGCAGTAGGCACTCCAGTTAAGTCCGGACTAGCTAGAGTTGCATAGCCAGCAAAAGATACTGAAGATGTTTGTGTTCCAGTTACTCTTCCATATGAGTCAATGGTCTGAGCACTAATAAAAGAGGTAGTATTTGAGCCAGAGGTATTTGTCTGGGTGACTGTAGCAAGATCGATACTATCAGAATTGATTACAATTCTGTTACTCGATGCAGTAACGACATCAAGTTGATTTCCAGTTTTTGTCATGCCGCCACCAGCAGATAAAGTTGCTGTTCCAGTGAACTGGGTGTATGTTAACTCATCAGTGCCAAGAACAAATGCACCAGCAGTGCCAGAGCCAGTTGATGTAAGAATAAAACCTTGACCAGAGTTTGCTGATCCAGAAAGAACCAGAAGTGCATCACCTGTTTTTAGTGTACCAGCTAAGCTATTATTTGCGTCTGCTCTACGTGTAAGAATGAATGCAGTTGTTGATGTAGCACCTTGTTCAGTTACAGTGTAAATACCATTATGAACAGCGTTTGCTTGGTTCTTAACCAATATAGCCTGGCCAGTTGTGACCTGTGAACCGTCAACGGTTAGTCTGCCATTTGAATCACCAGTAAGAGTTGCTCCTACGCCATTTGTACCATTAGCATAAGTGGCTGTTGGCAGTGCTGCAGCTGTTGCTAAATTTGCAACTTCGTGCCAGTTAATTCCTGCTGCTAATGAATCTACATATCCCCTTGTGGCAAGTGAGGTTGATGTTGTGCCTGCATTTGAGCTGACAACGGAAAGAACATTCAAAGTACCATCTGATGCTATATTGCCAACTACTGTACCAGATGAGTTTTTAAACTCTGCCAACGGAGCACTTGCTCCAGCAGCTGCTTTAATTACAAAAGATTCGTCGTATACGGTAATCTCAGGTGCGGTTTCAATTCTTAAGCGGGCCATGTTACTCCTAGTGTAAATTCATTAAAATCAACTAGGGATATAGTAATGCAGAAACTTAAAAGTTATTGTGTTATTCTCTTTAAAAATTCTAACATTTTTCCAACATATTTGACTCTGCCAAAGTGGGTCAAATTAATTGTTGGATCTACCCAAATTTTTCCACCCATCTTCTGCCAGTAACGACAGAACCCATAGTCTTCAGACAAAAATCTGCCATCGTCATCTACATAAGAGTTAAATAATGCATAAGCGTTTTCTGCTTCTGCACCGTGTAAGGCTCCTGTATCATCTTTGTACTTGAGCTTTTTATACTTTTTAAACATCTTGTCAAAGACTTGACGCTTGATGAGCATAAAGCCAGTCCCGGCTTCATAACATTCGATTGCTCCGTTATCAATATTTAATTGATTCTCACCTGGCTTGGTCATATGGACTACGTATCTACTAGCGTATTCCATAAGGTCTTGGGCTGGCAAGTCAGCTTGTGCACCTTCTTTTACTTTGTCCCAATTAATTTCTTTGATTGGGTAAGACGCAGTCATAACATCTTTATCATGCCACAAAAGTTTTAATATAGCTTCTTTGTCAAATTGAAGATCGACATCTATAAATACCATGTGGGTAAAGTCTGGACTGCCCATGAACTTAGCAACAAGATTATTTCTTGCGCGGTTAATCAAAGAATCTGAAATTGTGCAGACTGAATACTTTAAACCAATCTCTTTAAAATAGAGACAAGCTTGTAAAAAGCTCATCATAAAAGGCTCTGTTACATGTGAGTCATAACAAGGAAGTGCAAAAAATACATTCCATTGTTCGAGCTTTTCTTTAGGGATTGTTATGTTAATTTGTTGTTCTTCTACAGGCATAAAACAATTATAGCAATTTATTACCAAGTTGTCAAAGCAGATCTTTTCCAGGTATTTGCTGATGTGCATATGTAAACGTAGTTAGAGTCGTAAGCGATGTCTCCCGTGTTACCAGAAGAAGATGATGTTTCTGGAACACCAATAGAAATCTCTGAAAACGTTGGTATATACTTACTTCCTCCAAGGGCAGAAAATACTGTTATTTTTCTTGAATTTGTACTAGGAGCAGAAGAAAAATAAATTGTTGCGGTATTTAAAGTTGTTGCTTCCCATAGAATAGAAGTCATATCAAAAGGAGTGCTTGTATTTCTGGATATAACACCAATATCTCTAGTATTTAAATTATGAGTTACAACGTAGCTGTTGCTTGTTCCATCGCCAATAGTAGAAGAATAACTATAGCCTTCAGATGGCATAAAAACGCTTGCGCTTACTGAATTAAGTAATGGCGGTGAGCTAAAGTCAATTGTGACTCTTTGCGCTGTTGGTGCACTGACTCCAGCTATTATATTTTCATATAAAGAATTTGCATTCCTTAAAGAAACTACTACTTCTCTAGATCCCAAATTGTGATCTATATTTATATTTGAACTAGAGCCATTGCCCACAGTTGCCGAAAAATAATCTAAAGAACCTGCAGATATTACAGTAACTCTTCTTGAGTTGCTTGATACTATACTTGAAAAAGTTAATTTTAAAGTATTAACTGTTGTTGCTTCCCATCCAACCTGAGTCAAATCATATGGGTTATTTACATCTCTTACGGCAACAAAAATATCTCTAGTGTTTAAATCATGAGTTATTGTATAACTAGAATTATTGCCATCGCCAATAGTTGTTGAATAACTAGATGTATCTGTTGCTCCCTGATCTGCAGCTGGAGCAAATTTAGATCCATCAAATTTTAAGACTTGACCAGAAGTGGCGCCAGAAGGGTCAATTTGTACGCCATTGATCGTAGCGGTGTCGCCAACGATTAAGCTATTCTTGACTACAAAGTCTTTATTCGCCACTAAAGTTCACTGTCCCTCTAGTTTAAAATTTAATTGTATTATTAAATTGTAAAACTTATATTATTATATCACACTGCTATAAGTGTTCTTGCAACTTTAACGGTAGCGTTTGTTGATGCTGCGTTTGTAATTGTCACTCTTAGCAACACATTTCCTGCCGAGATTGAAGTTGATACTGTTAAAGGAATAACTGTTCCGCCCAATTCAATTACTGCATATTCTGACAGGTAAGAATCAGTTCCATCATGAACAAGCAATACTTCTGAAGTCGTATACTTTGATCCTTGGGTTACTTGAACAAGGTACTTAGCTGTTCTGTATACTGTCTTATCAAAGCTATCAACTGTTGTGACCGTGTTCACGGTGACAAGCTGAGTCGAAGTGTTGAGTTCACCAGTTCCAGAATCAAGCGTTATTGCTCCAGTTGCTACGCTACCAAAGGTAACTGCTGCATTGGTGGCAACGTCCTGGCCAATTGAAAGGCTAATTGTATTAGCATTGTCGTTATAGGCCTTGGTTACACCCGTGCCTGCCGTTATCGCGCCTTCTACGGCGTCCTGAGCTGCCTCAGAGAAGTCTGAGATCTTTGCTGCTGTCAAAGTAGTAAATGTTAGGTCTCCAGCACCGTTGGTCATTAAGACTGCACCGTTGGCTCCATCAGCACCAACCGCTGAAATGATTGAAGCTTCTGTTGTTCCAACAATTGTCGTGAAGTCTAATACTCCAGAACCATTAGTCGTAAGAGCTTGTCCTGCGGTTCCATCACCACCAGCTGCTGCTATAAGAGCAGCTGCAGTTACGTCTCCAAGGTTAACGTAGTTAGTTCCATCATTTGTAAAAGTCCACTTATCTGTAGTTTCATTCCAAAGAATAGACACATCTGTTGATGTTCCTCTATTAACTTCTAAGCCAGCATTTAATGCTGGAGAACCGACGACACCAGAGTTTAATGTAATAATATTATCTTCTACATCTAACTGTTCTGTGTTAACAGTTGTTACGTTGCCACTAACTGTCAAGTTACCAGTAACAACGAGGTCTTGACCAATTGTTACGTTTGATGGAAGACCAATCGTAACCGCGCCAGCAGAAGATGAAACTTCAACTTCATTTGCAGTACCAGTAAGCGATGTTACCGCACTAGAAGAAAGATCGTTTACCTGACTAGCAGCAATGCTGATTTGATTTTGTGTAGCTGCAGTTAAACGTCCTTGAGCATCTACGGTAAAAGATTGAGTTGTGTTTGCATAACCGTATGATCCTGCGGATACAGATGTATTATCAAGATTGATTGTTATTGTATCTGTATTTGAAGTTACCGAGGTAAGACCTGTGCCGCCCAAAATACTGAGGGTATCTGAACCAGAAGTAATTGTCTTACTTGTTCCTGAATCGCCAGCAACTTCAAATGCAGTAGCTACGTTTGCAACTAAGTTAGCTGCATAGTTCTGTGCTGCGGTTTGTGCAGATGAAGCTGCACCAAAAGCATCGAAAGTATTAGCCGTTACGGCTATGGTTGGGGTAGAACCTTCTCCAGTGTTATTGGAAAGGGTGATCCCAGTTCCAGCTACTAAACTAGAAACATAATCTCCAATAGTATCTGTTGAAAGATTTACGGCATCGTTAATCCAAACACTTCCGTTATAACGAAGGAAGTCGCCATTAGCAGGTGTGGTTAGAGTAACGTCTGTTTGAGTTGCTAAAGTCGTAGTAATGGTGCTTCCAGCAACTGCTGCATAGACGCCAACTCTTACTGAGTTAGACGATGGTGCAGCTGAAAAATCTAAAGTAACTGTTCCAGTTGTTGTGGCTTCCCAACGTACATCGATGACTTCATATGGGCTTGCAGCATTGCGCGCAACAACTACAACGTCACGTGTTCCAAGGTTGTGAGTAACAGTAAAGCTAGTGGTAGTGCCATCACCTATAGTTGAAACGCTTACAGTCCCAGCTAAACCAGTGTCTGTGCCAGGAGCAAACTTAGTTCCATCAAATTTTAGAACTTGATTGGTAGTGGCTCCATTTGTGTTAATCTCAATTCCGTCAACAAATAAAGTTGAGACATTAGCCTGAGTAGTCTGTATCGTGGATGGAAGACTTAGGGTGTAAACTCCAGAGGTGGCGTTAGCTGTTACCGAGACTTGGTTTGCAGTTCCAACAACGTTGGATATTAAATTAACTCCGTATTACTGCATTTGCTGTTTTGTTCTTGTAGAATAATTTACCATCAACAATATTGATGGCCAATTCACCTTCAGCAAGTGACGATGGGGCAACACCAGTTTCGTCTGATCTCCTGAGTAGAAGTGTATTATTTACCGCAAATTTAGATCCACTATAAGCCATTAGCTGCCTCTTCCTCTTTTGAACTAGTTCTTAATATATAGTAATGATACCACAGTTATTAAATAGTCTAAAATTATAAAAATATTTAACTACCTTTAATATTGGCTAAGTAATCTTCTATTTGTTTTATTTGTCTAGTGTATGAAGATTGTTGTGGATTTCGTGTCCAAGTAGAAGAAATCGTATAACGAGTGTTGCCCTTGATTTGGGTTACTCCATGAAGATGAGAATTTCCTGGATTATGAGCGTAGACCATACCTTTTTTCGGCGTTGTCATTTCTCCATAATATGGATAAAACGGTTCTCCACCCTCAAAATTATCATTTAAAAATACTACGCATCCGGCAACTCTATCAAAGTGTGATACATAATCTATGTGTGCCATCTGCCAACTATTCGCAGGTGCTCTATTTATGCCTATTTGGTCTGCATAGGCTTCAGTGACAAATGACTTAGAAATGAAGTTTTTAATTCTATTATGAATATCTAAACATAGTTTTTGAAGTGCAGACGATGCGTATTTGTGCAGTTGAAGAGCCGTAAGAAGGCCAAGATTTCTTTCATCCCAGAATGGCGCACCAACTACTGGCCAAACTTCTTGTGTTTCTGCAAGCCAGACAAGATAATCGCATTCATCTTCTGATAACAGATTTTCTTGTTTAAAAACTTTAAAAGGTTCTACATTTTCAACATACGGATAAGGAAATCTGCTTTTATCAAGGTCATTAATATTTCTTGGTTTATTAGTTTCAATATCAACAAACATTGAATAGTTTAAATATTCAGATGAACTAGTATTTGCAAAGTCAAACATTACCACTTGCCTAAAGGGCACACAGCTTGTTTTAATTTTACTTTCATCTTCATAAAACAGCCACACTCTTTACATTGATGTGTAAGTTTAATTAGGCTTGGGCATTGTTCGCATACCGAATATCTTGATTCAGACTCTTCTTCAGAGGTGTAATTACTCTTATCCAAAAGATCACCTGGTCTAACTGCAGCCCCAAGATTAAGCTGTTCTTGACGTTTTTTTTTATATTCTTGCCATGGAGTCATATGGATATTATATCACTATATATTTATTGCGTCTAATTGAATTTTTTAACATATTTATTTGCAAAATTTGCACTAGCCAAAGTCAGGTCAATATTTTCCCAAGATTTTGGATAGTCAAAATCTTCTCCAGCTTCATCTTTTATTTGTTCAAATACGTAATCGGCAACTTTTGTTCCAATTCCTTGTCTTTGATAATCTGGATGAACATCAAAGATAAATGGTTTTTCTATATTATTTTCTTCATTAAAGTATCTAGCTACGACACAAAGAAGTTGCCCATCTTCTCCTCGATATAAGGTAACTTTTACATTTAACTCATCATTATGACCAAAAATATGAGGGAATCTTGCTGGAAGTATCTGTTCAGAAAAACCAGGAGTACCGAATTCCCCAAATTTTCCTTCAAAAAAATCCCATGTATTAAAAAAACTTTCTTCAGTTCTTTCAAAAGTTGGCAGTAAATCTTGCCATGATGTATTTTTGTTAATCATAAGTAAATTACTTTCTCCTATATTAATTATTGTACCATGAATTTTTATTCACTGGCCACCCTAGAAGCATCCTAAATTACCATCTCCCTTGATGTCAATGCACCCAGAACCAGAACCCCCTCCACAGGCAGCACATGCACCGGGAGCAGGAGCTGGTGCAGGTGCAGGAGCAGGAGCTGGTGCAGGAGCTGGTCCTGCTGGAGGGGTGTATCCACAGTAAGTGGGATCATAAACAGGATTGTATCCACCAGTTCCAGCGCAAGTCTGACATCCACCGCAGTCGTAATACTGGTATCTATAACCAATATTATCACATGTGTCGGGAAAGACTCTAGTGCAATTTTGTGGCCATGGTTGTGGAGCACATGAAGCGCAAAAGTTTGGTGGAAAAAATGGTGGAAAGTATGGTGGGAAAAATGGACTATGAATAGAGTAACCAATTGCGGTACTTAAAATTGAGATAGATGTATCTGTAACTGCAGATATCAATTTATTTTCAAGATTTGGATCTGCTGTGCTAGTTGTGGATATGGTACCCACTACAAAGCCTAGGCTAGTTATGGTTGTGTTGGCAACGTTTGAATTGGCACCGTGCGCTTATAGCTGGCTTATTATTGCGCCTTGATCCGCCTGCGCTACCTGCTGGAATTGTCATAAAATTAAGCCTTTAAGTCACCCAATACAATCCATTGATCTGTATTGATCTTTACCATTGTAGCAGATGACCACTGTGTACGTAGTTTAAGTCCTGGAGTTGCATTGACAGTTACGCCATCTGCTCCTGCAATTTCAAGAGCTCCTGTTCCAATTTGGACAACATCAACTCTGTCACCTATAGTAAATGGCACAGAGCTATTTGCCGGTATTGTGAGTGTCATTCCAGTTGAGGCATTCATTGTTATAAGTTTGCCTAGGTCTGTAGCCACTAAAGTATAAGGAGTAACTGTTTGTGCATTTATCTGTGATCTAAATCCAGCTCTTGCAGGACCTTCTTGCAGGATGCTAGGGCTGACTGAGTTGGCAGCAACTGTTGCGGCTTGTCCAGTGTAATTGGTTACAGAAAGTACTTCAGTTCCATTTATTTTAATAACTTTACCAGAAGCCAAATCTATATTTTCTGATGAAGTCCAAGATGAAGTTGAGTTCGTCCAGCTAATTGATTTGTTAGTGGAACCAATTAAAGTTATTCCGCCACCGTCTGCAGCGGCATTCGTTGTCACTGAACCCATTACGATATTTTTATCTTCAACCGTTAAAGTTTCGGTATTTAAAGTTACAGTGTTTCCTTCAACTATTAAATTGCCACTTACTGTTAAGTTTCCATTTGCAGTTAAGTTTCCACCAATTACAGGATCGATTGTACTTACCCAAGCTGATCCGTTGTATACCAAAACGCTGTTAGCAGATGCTCCAGTTGCGGATACATCGCCAACATCATCAAGAGTATTAATCTGTGGTATGTCCGCATTAATCCAATTAGATCCATCCCACTTTAAGAATTGATCTGGTGTTGCGCCAGTTATTGCAACATCGCCTAAATCAGTTATAGAAGCTGATCCTAATGCCGTAGTATGATCTAATGCATCGTGCCTTGTGACATTCAAGTAATTTATATGGTCGTCGTCTGCAAGGCCGCTCATAGATCCGTGATCAGAAACTGGAGTAGTTGGTATAGCGCTACCAGAAGATATTATTCTTCTAAGATCCCAAATACTTGTAAATGATGTTTTTGGAGTATTCGTATAAGTATTTGATGTGTAGTAAATTATCTTATAAAGTGGTCTAAACTCAAATATTGGAAAGCCATCTAAATTAAGATCTTCCCATGTTGCGTCTTCTGCATTATTTGTGGAGCTATAGCTATTTTGTCCAAGAATTGCAAGTACTGGTTCATTTAGGTTATTGGTAGCCACTATCCAGGAAACGCCCCATCGATTATTGTCAATGTCTGTAGTAGTCCAAGAGCCACCAGTATATTGGTTATACTTGGCTCTTGCGTTGTACTTCAATGGGAATTGTGTTGCGGTGTCTTTTATCCAACCGCCATTGGAACCAGAATGGTAATAGACTGGTATGTACGCGCCATTTTCTAATCTCTGTTCCCAAGTATCAGATGTTGGAGTTGCTGAATGTACAATATCAACTTGCAAATCTTCATCATAAAAAGTTCCACCAACCAAACTCATTTGAGCATGTGTGTTGCTTGTTCCGTTTCCACCTAAAATATAACCAGATGCACCGAAACCAGAGGCTATTGCTGCACCACGAGTACGATGTAAATACTCATGAGTTGCCCAATCCATGGTAATTCCATGGCGTTCGTCCGCAAAAAATACTGCTTCTGCAACTGTGGAGTTCCAATATATATAAGAAATTGGAGCTTCATTTTCTAGGTCAAAGAAAGAAGTCTTGTAGCTCAAAGTTCCACTTGAATTATAATAAATATAATATATTCCAGTAGTGTTTGGTATTTCTACATATTCATTTGCAGATTTGACGAACTTCTTACCTGCACACCAGACAACATGGCTTGCGGCCGAGTTTACGCCACCTGGCTGTATGTAGAACCTGCGGTTATTATTATTAAAAGATATTTGGCTATTATCTTTATTTTCGTGACCAGTTGGTTCATTAGTTGGCAGAGTGCTGTTGACCCAAGCGGAACCATTATACTGAAGGAATTGACCATTAGCCGCAGAAGTAATTGTCACATCTGAGACATCATTAATATTATTAACTTCAGTTATATTTGCGTTGATCCAAGCTGATCCATTATATTTTAAGAATTGACCATTAGTTGCTGAGTTTGTGCCTTGTACATCTGCCAAGTCATTCAAGTGCATGGCGTGTGCAACCCAGTAAGATCCATCTCTATAAAGGACATCTCCAGCTGAAGCACCACTTGTTATGACGTCTGGTAATTGATCAAGGGTGGATATAACTATTGAAGCTGTAGAAACATTTCCAAATACTAATACTTTTGCATCTCCGGATGCAGGAGGTGTTTCAAAATAAACTTTGACTTGAGTATTACTAAAAACTTCCCAAAGTGCGTTTACCACTTCAAATTTTTCACTTGCGTTTTTCTTCATTACAACCACAAATGGAGCAACTGTGGTAAGACCATGGGTAATCAAAAATTCAGTACTTGAACCATCTCCGATTATTGTAGTGTATTGTACGCCAGCTGGTATAGTTAAATCAAGCGCTGATTTAGCAACCCACGTATTTGAATTGCCATCAAAAGCTAAAAGTTGTCCATCTCCAACAAGAGGTACATTAACATCAGTCAAATTATCTAAAGTAATATTAGCTGCAATTGTTGGAGTTGTTCCTTCTCCAGAGTTATTAGTTACTAAAATTCCAGTTCCAGCAACCAGAGACTGAACGTAGTTGCCAGTTGTGTCTGTCCCAAGATCAACTTGATCATTAATCCAAGCAGAGCCGTTATACTTAAGATAGCTATTGGCTAATGATGTATTAATTGTAACATCTGATAAATTGTCTACGCCAAATGAAGCTAATTGGTTGTTTGTGTATATTGTTGCATTATTGTAAGCTGTTGCAGCTTTTGTAGATGCATCAGTTGCAGCATTTGATTCTGCAGCTGATGCAGCACCGTAAGCATCATAGGTGTTTGTGGTAACTGCAACGGTTGGTTGAGCCTGTTCACCAGAATTGTTTGTGAGCGTTATGCCAGTTCCGGCGATTAAAGATGCAACGTAGTTACCCGTTGTGTCTGTACCAAGTGCTACTGCATTTGCAACAACATATGCATCTAGTGTTACGTTTGCTCCGCCATCAATTAAAACGTTTCCTTCTAGATCTCCACCTAAAGTTATTTTTCTAGGAGTTGTCCATCCAGCTGCTGTGCCAGTAATGTTCATAGCACCCGTTGCAGGTAGGCTTATGACAATATTGCCAGTCGTTGCAGTTACATCTATTTCATTTGGTGTGCCAGTAATGCTATTGACAAATGTTGGCTTATTAAGAAGATTGTCCCAATCTATCTTTGCGGCAAGTTCTCCAATTGTTCCAGAAAATACTTCTGATGTGTTTGTAGCATCTGGTATAAAAGTAAATTTTCCAGATGAATCATCAAAACCAAAAAATCCAACTTTTGCAGCTGGAGTAGCAAGTGAACCGTCATACCAACGGAACTCAATACCACGATCTTTATTGTCATCAACTGTTGGTGCAGTTTTTCCACCAAGTGTAATGATAGGGTCTTTAATTGTCGTTACAGTAGAATCAATAACAGTCGTGTTGCCAAGAACAGTTATGTTATTTACTGTTAAGTTTTCTTCTGTTGTAATAGAAGTATTTGATTCTTGCAATAAATTTAATGACGAGTTAACTAAAGTTCCGTTACTGTCTAGATAATAAAATATTCTATTGATAGGATCAAGTGCTATTTGCCCTTGGGTAATGCTAGGTGTTGCCACTATAAAACCTTTCTTTTTACTTAGAAGGTTCCACCATCAAATGTGATACCATCAAATGTCGTCAAGTTAGAAATAGATCCACCTGTAATTGTAACGTTGTTTGAATTTTGTGTTGCAATAGTTCCAACACCAATAGTTGTTCTTGCTGTTGCTGCATCAGCGTCATCTACAAGGCTTCTACCAAATGTGGTGAACGTAGCCAAGTCTGCAGTATTTGCTCCTGTAAAATACGGGAGCTTGTCAGCTGCTGATGTAAGGCCGGCTATTGCTGCAAGTTCTGCATCATAGGCTTGAACATCAGTTCCTATAGCTAAACCTAAATTGGTTCTAGCACCAGACGCAGTTGTTGCACCAGTGCCACCATAAGTGATAGCTATTGTCCCTGCACTCCAGGTTCCTGAGGTAACATTGCCTACTGAAGTTAAGCTTGAGTTAACAACACTTGAAGCTAGAGTAGTATTTGATAATACTTCAGATGTTCCTATTTTTAGAACTTTTCCAGCAGCTAGATCTAAATGTTCAGACGATGTCCAAGCATCTGTTGCGTCAACCCAATTAAAAGTTTTGTTTGTTGAACCAAGTATTGTTATACCAGCTCCATCAGCTGTTATATCTGTAGGCGATGCTGCGTTAGCTAGAACAATGTTTTTATCTTCAACAACAAGAGTTGCTGTATTTAAAGTTGTTGTATTTCCATTCACAATTAAATCACCAGTTACGGTTAAGTTATTGCCAATCGTTACATCGTCTGGTAAGCCAATCGTAATTGCTCCACTTGCTGCAGATACTGTAACCTCATTTGCGGTACCAGTGAGTGAGGTTACTGCTGCGGTTGACAAGTCGCTAATTTGTGATCCGGTAATTGCAATTGCCGAATTACCAGCTGCTGTCAAACGACCCTGGGCATCAACAGTGAATGTCGCAACAGTTCCTGCGCCACCGTATGAGCCACCAGTTACTGTGGTGTTGTCAAGGTTTATCGTGATTGTATCAGTCGCACCTGCAACAGAACTTAAGCCAGTACCACCAGAAATTGTTAGTGTATCAGTGCCTGAAGTAATTGTTTGGTTTGATCCAGAGTCGCCCGAAACTGTAAATGCCGTAGCAACGTTTGCAACAATGTTACTAACATTAGATACCTGTTGATCAACATAAAGTTTTGTTGTAGCATGAGCGTTTGCCGTTGGCGTTGGAACAACAACAGTTCCAGAAAAAGTTTTATTTCCAGTTAGCGTTTGAGAAGTGGTAAGTGATACAAATGCACCAATACCGCCGATAGCTGGAATGTTATTTGCATTACCATTGCCATCATCGCCAAAACCATAGTAAAGGGTATTGTCAGCTTCGTTAAATGCTAATTCTGCGTTCTTTAAGGAGCTTGGTGCACCTGGTAAACCGCTAGCGACTCTTCTTTTAATTCTTAAAATATTAGACATTTAAAAATTTCCTCCATCAACAAGATCTGATTCTGCGTAATTGACCCATTGAGATCCGTTGTAACGTAAAATTTGTCCACTAGCAGCTGTATTTATAGTAACATCGGTCAAACCATTTAAAACTGATTGAGCGGAAATATTTGTTTCAGCTGCAATTATTCTGTCTTTAACAGTTAGGTGTGAACCTGCTGGATTCAACCCTACAACGGTCTGTAAGGCTTCTACAGCGTCGTTAATGTCTGTATGCTGTTTGTGGTGGGGAACAGATACGGAATCAAGCCTGTCGGTTGAGCTTGGATTAACAAAGTTATCTAAAGAAGCTGGGTATTGAGTGGCCATATTTTTCCTATAATGATAATATTTTACTAACTGTGTTACTCCACACAATAGTAATTGAAGAACTAGAATTACTACCTTCGTATGGTAGACCTGTTGAAGAATCTATGTAAAAAAACAATCTCGAATTAGCATCTGTGCTACCTACTTGATAACAGATAATTGCGTCAAAGTAGGAGCCATCGTGGAGAACTATTAAATCACTTGCGTCTAACACACCATTACTGACTGTTATCCCGCTGATATTTCCAGTTCTTTTTTTTATAGCTAATGCTGGAATGTTTGAAACAAATTCATCATTTACTGCATTGATTGAATAAAGTCTTTTATCGACTAGCAATACCGCATATTGAGAAGCAGAAGTGTTTATTAATCCTGTTAAAAGACCAGTTTTAGCTTTGCCATAAACTAAATTAGCCATTTTTAAACACCAATATCTTTAGATACTACAATTCTGTATTTATATCCACTTTCAAAATATTCTTTATCTTCAGTATAATATGCTGGGGTTGCGTCCAATAAAGATGGGAAGTCAATAAAGACTTCTGGTTTCCAAGAATGCAATTGGATTACTGTAGATATATTTTCCCATCTTGATGGTGTTCTTTGTATCTTTTTTCTTTGGCATTTAAAGTACGTATTACTTAAGTAATTTGACGCCGGCCTTGCATTAAATACTATGACTGCTCTTCCCATATTAAAATCATTACCTAAGTAAAAATCACCATTTACTGGGTATACTTCTGAGATAAAGAATTCTGGGTTTTTGGCAAGGATCTGGATACTTGTATAAGCGTCTGTTCTTACAGACTTGTCTTCGACTAGGATTTCTCCAACATCTGGAGCTCTTACGGAAGAAAACGAAGATGGGGTTGCGTCGTTACCCTTCCAGGTAAATAGCACCTGTTCTTCATCTATCGACTCGTTTACTGCATCTAAAAAATTAACTAATCTAATTAAATATTGTTGGTCAGAAGCAAGATCAACTTGCTCGTCCCAATAGAGTCTTAACGTTCTTGATATTTGATTATAGTCAACTAAAGTTTGGATAGGTGCAAATGGATTGCTAACAGCAGATGGTGTTGCGGCATTTGTTTGAACAATAAAGTTTTCATTTTTTAAACTACTAATTTTAATTGTTTTTCCGAATTTAATTACCACCATGTTAAGGTCAATGGCAACAATGCTATCTATTAAAGGAAGTGACAAAATATTCTCCTTACAAAAAACTAACTAATTAGTAACAAACTTTTCCGAGAAAAGCAACAAGGGACGGCTTTCGCCGCCCCTTGTCACTAAGGTAACCGTAACTATAACTACCCTAAGGTTTTTATTATTACATCTCGTTTGTAACTTGAACCTCGTAATTACGAGCAAGTCTAACGTTCTTAGCAACAGTGATACCTTCACCGTCACCAAGCATTACGATGTCATAACGTTCTTTCATCTTCATCTGACGGATGTCACGCGAAGGATCATCGAACTGATCCGTGCTCATGTCATCTTTCACAAGAAGTGTTCCCACTTCATTGCGGTCGATCAAGAAAAGGTCTGACATTGCTGGAGTTGAGCCAGACTTTGCAGTGAAGCTAACGAAAGGTGAGACGATAACATTCAAACCCATAGGAGCGGTGTTGTTTAAAGCACCTTCCTTTGAATCTGGACGGTATCCCCAACTCGTGTTAACTGCTGCTGCTGAGCCACCAGTGTGGAAAATCGCATCCTTCAAGAATACCGACCACATTAATGGGTGGAGGATAAAGTCTGTTGGGATATGATTTTCTGCCATAAGAACTGCTGCCATGTCGATAACATCATCCCAGGTAACGGTTTTGTTAAACGCACCGTCAATCCCACGACCTGTTGTATCGTCATATGAGCCACTCTCATTGTCGAACACAATGCTTGCTGCATCCTTGAAACGACTGAGGGCAATTTGTTCCTTCAAACGGGCCATTGCACGACCTGCTGCGCGAACATGAAGACCTACAATGTCCCAGAGGGAGTCAGCGATGACTTCCTCGGTAAAGGAGAGCTTAACGCCCTTCTTTGAGACTTTGCCTTCAATCTGCTTAGCAAATGCGAGTGCCTGTTCTGGGTACTCTTGTCCTTCAGGAATTTCTGCTGCCTGAATTGCATTAACTGCTGGAAACTCCAAGGAGCGTCCTTTCCCTAGGCGCACTGTCGAAAGCAATGGAGTAACGAGTAACTGTGGCTCTGCTGCTTCCTTTAGGGTACGAGAGATAACTTTAGGAAAGAGTGCTGCTGCGTCTGGGGACGAAAAAGCCTCTTTAATAGTCACTCTATTATTTTCATCTACGTGTCCATCCTCGGTTAGTGCAGTCTCCCATGCTGGGAGACCCGAGAGGAGCTCTTGGATTGTCTTGCTCATCTTAGGAATATTCCTCCTGTGTTATTTTCTTAATTAAAGTGTTAAATTGACGCGGAATGCACCAATAACATTGTTTACATCCAGATTAGAACGGATACCCAGTTTTCCTGAGAACGATCCTGAGCGGGTAAGCTCATAAACTGTCTTCAGTGCACCTGGATCTGATGGCAACTGCATGTATGAAAGCAGACCGTCATCAAAGTTGGTAGCAAATTTCTCTACCTCAATAACCTTACCAACCTGGAGGTAAGGATTTGTACCACACAACGCCGTTGTTAACGACACTGGGCGACCCATATGGTCAGCTCTAATTAAAGAACCTACCGTTACATCATCATTGACCAATGAAACCATTGGATACTCTACGTAACCACGTGCGATAAAGCCTGCACCCTGTGAGGTACCCTTATCAAATGGACGGTAGAGGTCATACTGTGCTACGCCAACTGGAACCGACAGAGCAGCAACTGTTACAGAATCGGTTGCACCTGACGAATAAGCTGGTGTTGCGCCATTCAAAGGATCCCACGATGCTGGCATCGCGTCGCCCCAGGTAACACTCGAACCACTACCGTTTGCAGGTACAATTCTTGCATCACCATTTGCGTCAGCTACTACTGAAAGAATGGTGCCCTTGGTGATGACGATTTCAAAACGATCATCTTCACTGTCGAGGTACCAAGTTGGAAGGCCCTGTGATGGGAGCAAGTAAGCTGCTGGGGCGATACCCTCAGAAACTACAAAGCGACCAGAACCAGTTTTAGTTCCTACTTTACGAAATTTTGCTAATGACATTTAATTCTCCTTAAGAATATATATTGATTAAAGTTTACGACGACCCATGAGAGCATCTACAAAAAGCTGCTCTGAAGTATTGGTAACCTGTTTTTTCGACTCTTCTTGTTCTCCATCGATTGTGATGACATTGTCTTCACTTTCAACAGCTTCAATTTCCGAGCTGATTTCTGGCATTGTGCCCTTAGCCTTTTTGGCTACTGGCATTCCTGCTAGATCTCTTAGAGAATCAGCCAACGATGACGCAGTGCGCTTTACGTGCTCTGCAATTGACTCTTCTCTTGATTCAGGTCCCTCAATTCCAGCTGCAATCTTTGTGTCCACAACTCTCTCTGCGAGAGTTCTGTGCAATGCGCTCTTGAGTTTTTGATTTTCTTCTTCAAGCATTTGAAGCTTCTTACTTGCGTCATCGGCATCTTGCTCAGAAGCTTGTTCTGGACTAGTGAGCTCTGCCTTTGGCTCTTCAACTGCTTTGTTTTCTTCAGTAACCTCAGCGTCTACAGATTCAACAGCTAATTCAGCCTGTTCTTCTACCGACTCTGAAGTTTCATTAGAAATCTTTTCTTCTTTTACTTCTTCTTGTGCAGCTATTTTTGCTGTCAAGATGTCAACCAAATCTTGATCTTTAACTTCAGTAGCCAAAACAAGTGCTTGCTTTAATACGGAAACCATATCCTGGCTTTCTGCTACCGGCTCTGAATCAGCGCCTTTTTCTTCTGCAGTCTCAACTTCTTCAGGCTTGACTTCCACTACTTCTTCTGCTGGCTCTGCAACAGGTTCCTGCGATTCCTGAGCTGAAACTGCGGTAATTGTTGAGAGATCTTGGCTAAGGCTTTCTACAGCAGCCAAAACATCCTCATTCTGAACGCTTTCTTCCATTTTTGAATTCTCCTCATGATCTTCATTATTATCATTCTCATTAGATAGTAATGAGTTGCTATTGTATTTGTAATTTTCACTTTCATGAACAGCAATAGCCGTAAGGAAAGAGCCCTTTAGATGTAGATAAAGTGGTTTAGATTCTTTAGATTTTAAACCTGATAGAATCGATTTATGCTCTTCTACTGAATATATATCTTCTTCATCCATATTAAGTACGAATGCAGAACTTCTTGCTACCCAGTCATCTGAAGAGTTTTCTACTTTAACATCTCCAGAAGAAGACTTTCTTACTCCAGACTTAGAGTCTGCTGGCTGGTTGACAAATGAATATTCCTTAAAGGAAATGTCTTGCATGTCGATAAATGCCAACTTGCCTTTGTAAACTTGGCCTCTTTTAAACTTTTGAGCCTTTGGTCTGCCATCAGCACTTTCAGATGCTAGGTCGTCTCCAGATATTGAGCAGACTGCTTTCCCAGCTCTTCCGCCAACTGAACCTGTCAAGTATCTTTTGTCGAGAACTTTTTGGATTGCTACTGGGTCAGTGATTGCAACTTGTAAACGAACGAAATGTGAACCATCTTCTTCTTTATCCATCTTTGCTGCCATAACACGGCCAATAGGCTCTGAGTTAAGATCATGATTCAAAATAATTGGCTTAGGATAAGGCTCAACCCATGACTGGAGAGCTTTTTCTAATTCTATTGCAGAATAGTTATTATAGTTGCCAGTCAATCCGTTCATGAATAGCTGCAACCTCAATAATCAAACCTTTGTTTGCATTTTGAGATTCTGAGAAATTCAAATCTACATCAGTGAAATCTGGCAGTTGAACCGTAAAGGTTTCCACAAAGTTAAAAGCCATTTAATTCTCCATTTTTTAAAATCTGTATATATAGTAAATTTGTTTTTATAACATTAAACAATTTTATATAAAGATATCATATTTTTACCATGTTTTCAAATGCAACAGAAATTCTTGGATCTCCACCCTTAGTAAAGGCTTCGAGCATTTCTTGGTGCATAATGTGTGGGGCATATATATATGATGCTGAATATAGCTCTGTTATGCCCTTTTCACGGGCATTAGCACACCATCCAAGGTCTTCTCCTTGTGAATGAAAAACGTAATCAACTTTATTATATGTGTCTTTTGACATCATTTTTGCAGCCATAATAATATCTGACTTGAAATAACTTCCAAGTGGATAGTTTCTAGCTCTGTTGGCCTTATCGCCTGATTTGTCCAACCATGTCATAACGCTTGGGAAATCTGTTCCAATTGGTGTCATGAACATCAATGGACTAACTGCGTCTGCCCCATCTTTGATGTGGCTTATTAACAATTCTATAGTTGACGTATTGTGAATAATAATATCTGAATCTAGGCTAAAGAAATAATCTGGTTGATATTTTCTTACTTCACCCAAAAGAGTATTTCTTAAACTGACCATATTGTGATACTTAGACATTGTCCACTGTCTAGACTTGGGATCGTGCTCATGGTGAGCAAGATCATCTTTGACTACAATGTCAACAAATCCAATTGAATTTTTTGAAACTTCTTTCCATCTATTAATCATGGAAATAGTTCCTTGATCGGAAGAGGATACGACAAAAATAAAACCTACATCGTTAAGAGAGACTGACTGTCTTTCAATAGCCATTGCCCAATATGGAAAAATCCATTCTCTTTTATATATAGGACAACCTATAATTAGTTTCATTTTTCTTCAGTTGTTTTTGTTTCTTTTTTGGCAACTGGTTTAGCCACTGGCAAAACTTCTTCTTCTGCAGCTTCTGCAACTTGAACTTGCTTTTGCAACTTAGGCTCCTCAACAGCAACTGGTGTTGGTGCTGATTCTTCTTCTTCTAATTCTAATTCATCTTCAAGAGCATTAAAGATGTCCATGATTCCGTTGATCACGTCAACAAGAATTGTAAGAGCCATGCGGCTCTGACCATTTCCTACTGCAATTTCAAAACCTTTTACTGCGTCATCTTCTCTAAGGTATTGCTTAGAAGTGTCTGATGTTATAATGAATGGCATTATTCCTCGCTCTGAATCGTTAAGTTTGATTCTTCTATCTTAACATCATATTGCTCTTGGAGCAAGTTCTCAACAGTATTAATCCAATCAGGATCTGATCTTTTTATATTTGGAGAAGTCTTTCTTCCATTTTGATTTTGTGGTCTAATAACATTGCCAACACCTTTTCTTTTTGAGGGTGTATTTCTAGAACCTTTTTTAGCTGGCTCCTGTTTATCGCCTGCAGCTCGATTAGCGGGAGGATTAGCTGCAGCTTGTGCGTCTATCATATCTTTTTGTTGATCCACTTGAATTGCGCTGAATAAATCATCCATATTAGCTTCAGGATCTATTCCCATTTCAGTTCTTGCCTCAGTTAAAGTAATTAATGAACTAACATATTTTTGAATGATATGTGTTTCTTTCTTTACCTGAGTATCGGTATCTATTTCATTGAACTTAAAGTAGCATCTGTCAGACATCGATGATTCCATAGGATTTTCAATTGGATCAAATCCACCTTCAAATAAAAGTTCATTGAATATGTGTAATCTAACCATCTCGGCAAATTGCTTTTGGAATTGCTTGATCTTGTCATAAAGCGATGTGTCTAATCTTTCTGACATAGATCTATTTCCACCATTCATGGTCATGCCAAGGTGATGCGGAGCAACGCCTAAACCAACAGACACTCTTTCTTTAAAGTGTTGCAAATAGTTAGTTGCATCAAGGCCTTCTTTGCCAACTCCAATTACATCGACATCGTGTCTGTACGGAAGAATCAATCCACCTTCAGATCTTAAGTTTTCTATTTCTGAAGCGGCTTTTTCTATTTCATCTGGCTCTGCTGGTTGATCAGCTGTTCCAATAATGTATTTGTATAAAGGAAATAACTCTCTGTGAACAAGATTTTGAATATCTTCTTCCATCTGTCTTAAGGCAACTACGTCATCCATTACGTTAGACAAGTATGGCGTACCAAAAGCTCTGCCTGGTTTTCTGTCAAAGAATAAATGTATTACTCTGTCAGCTGACCAAACTGGGTCTCGATCAGTAGGAGCATAAGTCAATGGATCTGTTCTTTGCAAATAGGTCTTAGGTCTATTATGCTTATCTCTCATAATTCTTACTTGCTCAGTAGGAATTAAATAATAACCAACTATTGGCTGAGTAGAACTTACTGGAGTAAGATTTCTTGGAAAATAATCATTTAACTCTCCTCTTGCTTTTACGGCAAAGACGTTTGAGAATTTTATTAGCTGATCTGACATTTCAATGAGGAAATCCAAGAATGGTCTCTTCATTGCCATTTCCATATAATCTATTCTTTGGTATAGGTAAGAAACAGCTTCTTGATTTTCTCCAACTATTTTCCAGCCTTCTTTCCAAAACAGATCTTTATATTTTGAAACAGCTTGCTTGACATAGGAGTCAGTATCTACTGCTTGAAGGATTCTTTCAAAGTCATATGGGGATGGCTCAAAGTTACTTCTACCTGCGTAGTAATAGTTTGTTCCTTGATACCCAAGAGCCAAGGAGGCTACCTTGAATATTTTGCTTATTGACTTTGAGTCTTCTGGATTTACCTTTTTAGCAACAAAGTCCCCTGCGGACTCGTCATTGCGTACAGGAAAATATTTTTTAATAGCCATTCTTTAGCCGCCTAAATACGAGGGAATACTAAGATATAGTAGACCTTTATATTAATTTAATTAGCTTCTTGGTTTAAATTGCTAAGAGTCTTCTGCAAAATAATGGTTTTTACCCACTCGAGCCAAAAAACTGTATCTGATTCAGGGAAATCGCTCTTGTATGCTACGTTGGCTTCTGAAAGAGTAATTTCAATTTTAAATTCTTTTTTAGCCTCTGGCACTACTGCTACTTCTTCACTCATGTGATAATTATCCTTTTGTTTTAAGTTTTGATACTAAGTATTATTACAGCTAGTATAGCAGCTGTTTTTGCTGCCTTTCATGTAAAGTAAGTTATTTTTTTTTTAAAAATGTATCATTCGTTTTCTGGTGGCAAAGAAAAATCTTCTCCATTAAAGATCCATCCAGAAACAACAACATCTTTTTGATCTTCTTCAAGTTTTATGACTTTTGGATCAGAGGACAAAGCTGCTACCCATTGAGCTAAATTATTTTTGTTCATTGGTATTACCGCAGCAACTTCATCGTCTACAATAAAAGCAAAATATTCATAGTCTTCTTTTTTTGGGGCGGCCATTATATTCTCCTATTTTAGATAACAATTATACCACAACATTCGCAGTTTGGACCATTACAGAAAGTGTTCGTTGAACAGTCAGCATACGTTGTTGTGTAACTTAAGCATGGCCCGCAACCGCAGCAACTTCCATTAATAACTGTTCCTGGAGTACATGTAGCCGGTGGAGTAGTTGTTGTGCCACCAGACGGTGGAGTAGTTGTTGTGCCACCACTGCTAGATCCTCCACCTATCGTCAAAGCATATTGAGTTCCATTTATAACTATGTACGGGGCTCCTGATACTAGTCTAAATTCAAATCTATCGGTTTCAGAATACTGATAGTTAATACCATCTGGTCGAATAGTAAGAGCAAAGTCAGGGCCACTACCTGTTCTAGCCCACCTTGCGTAATAAGCATTATACGTTCCAACTGCGACATATCCTGGAGACACTCCGGCATCAACAAAAATTCCACCTGTTGGACCACCAGTTGCTATTGATGCTGGTCCCGCGCCAGGACCTACAGTCATTGAGCCGTTATAACCTGCTCCAGATGTAAGATTGTCGCCAATAATATCCCAACCAGCTATCTTGCCAGAAGTAGCTTGAATGGATCCTTTTACGCTAAAAGACTCACTTCCATCCCAGTAAATAAAATTGTCTACATTGCCAACTCTAAATTCTGATGTAGAAATTGTATTGCCGGCAGTGTCACTCTTCCAACGGTTATTGGCATCAATGTATACTGAACCTGCTTTTAATGTTCCTCTAATTGAAGCTGTTGAGAACTCTGCTCTTCCGTCACCGCTAATTACCCAGCCAGTTGTTCCAGAAGTCCAAACTCCAGTATTGTTATTATAGGCGCCGTTATAGTTAGATGATCTTATGATTGCCATATTTGCTGGAGCCACGATGTTTGACTGAGCACCTTGTTGTTTCAAAATTATTTCATGTGCACCAATTGTTCCAGCTGTAATTTTTGCAGCTGTTAAATTAATAATATGAGAACCTTGAATCATGTCTGTAGCTGTCGAAGCTTTAAGGCCAGAACTTGGAGTCCAACCACTTTCATTACCGGAAGTGTCAATGGTCTTTACTCGCCCATAATAAATAACATCAGTTTGTGCTGTATCGGGATTAGCTGCGTTGCTATTGTCTGGAACGTCTACTGCAAAAACAGATGATGTTACCGTTCCTGAAGAAATAAGTGTTGTGCCAAGTGCATCTGAATAAAGTTCATATTTATAACCATTAACATCTAGCTCTACCGTTGGCTCAAATTGGAACATAACAGATTTATAATTTCCATAAATATAAAATGTATTTATATCTATTGCACCTGGAATAGTTTGATCTCTTGGAGTATGGATTCTAATTGATTCATATGGATCATCTATCGCGGATATTTCAGTATTTTTAACCCTTAGCGCTACAAGATAATCTTGATCAGGTTTTAAGCCTGTTATTGTTTTAACTATTTTTGCCATTATTTCACACTACCCGTTGTTTTAAAAGATATGCTTGGGTTAATTTCTTCTTGATCGATCTCTAGCAAATAGTTTTTAGAAAAAGAATAATTTTCTATTTTTATGTTATTGCCTGTAGAGCTTGTGTTCTTGTTTGATTTTACTTCAATTTCAAAAGTAAATTCTCCATATATTTCATCATAAGTTGAAAACATGTTTAGATCTTCAACACTAAACGTATATATTAATTGGTTTTCCTGGGTTGTTGATGCGTACAAATCTAATTCTATATTTCCTTTTACAATACTTTGACCAGCACCATTGGCTGAAGTCTTAACTATTTTTAAAGTTGCTATTCCAGAACTTGGACTTTTTTCTGCGTATATTTTTAAGTTTGGACCTGAAAAACTTCCCATTAGTTTTGAACCAGGAGTTGAACTTTTTTTATTACTCCAAATTCCAGTATCACCTAAATAGCTTATATTTGCAATTCTTGCGTTTAAAGAATCTCCAGTGACTACGGTTGAATAAAAGTTTATACTGTTAGATGATCCTTGAGTTTCACTTCCTATAAAATTTGCTCCACCTGGGTTAGTGGTTGCAACATAGCTGTTACCCGACAATGACAAATATTGTATATCATCTTTGTGGTAATAGATATAGTAATTACCTAATGGCTTTTCGCTTGCATTAACAGCTGTAACTGATTTGAACCATAGATTATTCTTATAGCTAGGTAATAGTGGCGTACCGACCAATAAGCTTTGAGTAACTGTATACGCAGTATCCGTTTCATAAACCACCACGTAGGAGTCTGAATCAGCTTTATTTTTGATAAGACCATCTTCAAAATAATAATATCTATTCAAGTCTAGATCATTAAGATTAACCTGTAGCCAATCTCCAACTTTTAAATGTTCATTTAAGTGTGGAAATATTATCTTTCTTCTTACAGGGGGAGTTATTGTTGCTGAAGATTTTGTATAAGTAAACCAAGTCATATTTATACCTCATTATACAATATTTCAAACTCATATGAGTTTAATTTATCATCTTCTATTTCTACTTCGAATGTGGCATCAAAAATTACACCGCCACCAGTTAAAATGCTTTGAGTTAAATTGGTTAAAGTTAAATTGCTATAAGGGCTAGTCAAAGCTGAATTATAATAATCATCTCTAGCAGATGAATAATCTATAGCAGATGCGCTGATTGGCATCGATCCATCAACACCAGAGTGTGAGTGATTAGACACCACTATGCCACCAATCTTTACCCCTTCTGCTACATCAATATCTCCAGTGATTATCCCACCATCTCTTCTTAGATATTGCGGATGAGCGTCCCCGTCCAAATCATCAAGGTCACCATGAGACGATCTTAGGTCCATTCTTTTTTCAGAATCAATAGGAATGTCAAAGAATATTTGTTTATATTTTTCTAATTCTTCTGTTTCTACGGTAATAAGAACCTTTATTCTTTGTGCGGCCAAAGATTCTAACTGGGTTATGTAGTTTACATACCTTCTCTTAAGTCTTATCATTTGGGAAAGAGCATCTAGCTTTTTGCTCATTTGTGCTCTTCTTTCGACATAGTCAGAAGTAACAGAGCCTAAGTTTCCTGTTATAGAATTTCTTGCTACAATTATTTCGCCAAGTAAAGTTGGACACTCATTTGCTATAGCTGTTGTTGTGAAGTCTAACATTAATGGTTCTACAACCTTTGACTTAAAGCTAAGAGCTGGCAATAAGTAGTTAGAGTAAAACACGCCACAGGTATCTACTGTATCTCTTTTTAGGCCATTAGATAAAGATTGTATTTCTGATATATACGAGTTTATTTTGATCGAAAAAAAAGCTTGGAATTGGGCTGCTTGTTTTTTAGAGATTTGATCCAGTTCGGATTGGGGAATTGATGTGGGCGGGTCTGTGATTTCCTTGGCAAGCTGTTTCGTATAGTGGAGTGCTGTTTTTGCCCAATCGGATAAGTGCCTTGCAATTTCGCCTTCTGTTTCATCCCTATATTCCTCCCCAAATTGATGTGTAACTATATTCTTAATTGTTAATATTTCGTTTCTTAAATATGACAATACTTTTTTAGTTTCCGCCAAATGACCAAAAGATGTGTAATTTATTGTTAGATCATATTGCTTAATTAGTTCTCTACATGATCTACAGAGGTGCTTAGATGCATATTGATATTCTGTATATGGAATAAAATTTGGAAAAGAGAGTAGGCTGGCTTTTTCGTTATGCTTTAGAGCATCTTGCCACACGGCCTTATGTGAATTCTCTAAGTCAATATTGCAATAGGCATTGATATTTACTTGGTCTAGGTTTGATTCTATTTCTTTTAACAACTGGGTAATCACAGACTCACAGTAATAAACATTATTTCTTACTTCTGTAATTGCCGGATGAGACAAGGTTGTTATATACCTTGTGTCTGGACTATTATTCCCATACATGCTATTTATAGAATTTCTAGTTCCAAGCGAAAGAAGACTTGATGACTCGTTTGCTGTATCAGAAAATACATCCTCTACAGGATTACTTTGCCCTAAGCCATATTGTGCCATTAGAATGTCTTTCTTTTAATCTTTGAATTAGATCTGCCACCAAAAGATTTTTTATAACCAAATTTTGATGGCATAAGTTTGTCTGCTCTTCCAGTTAAACCAGTTCCTATTTTATCATCTTTATCGTCATCATTATCATTTACTGGCTTTGGCATAAAAAATGTGTTAGAAAATGATTCTGTTCTTGAAGCAAAACGAGCTTTGTGTAGGTCACTATAGTTTTCCGTAATAGCCAAAAGTGCCAGTATTAAAGCATCGTGTGCGTGATCCACTGCTGAGCCGCCGGCCTCAAACACAGGTCTTCCAGTTTGGGTAGTTCTTACAACAACGTAGGAAATCAATTGCATGTATATTTCTGCGTCTCTTTCAGAAATAGCTAAAACTTCTTTTTCTAGATATTGTCTAAGATTATCGACCATGTACGGTTTGATTTCTTTTTTAACATTTTGTTTTGTATATGGGTCTTTAACATCTATAGTTTCACTAAAGCTGACGCCTTTAACTCTTTCCTTCAAGCCACTCATAGGATTTTCCACACCGTACTTATGCAGAAGTTCGACTTGGACTTCTCCATAGCCTCTGTCAACGTAAATATGTTTTGGTTTAAAGATGTTATTAAGTTCAACTATTCTAGATACAGCTTTAGTCAAAGTATATTCTGATCTAGGTATTTCTTCTCTATAGCAAATTTTTACCTTGTTTCTGAATCTCTCTTCTTCATAAGAATCAGAACATGCTTCTAAAACAACTATATTAGTTCCGGCTCCATACTTATCCCAGTCAACACCTATTGTGTGAAAGCTTCTTGCTGAAGTAAGTTCAGGGTGATAGTCCCAACCTGGTTCCATAAATGCTTTGTCAACATATTTTCTAGGATAGACACCTTCTGCGTCTTCGCCCCAGTCAGCTTCAATTTCGTGCCTATATCCAATTTCTGAATATTGTTCTCTAAATTCATCTTCTTGATCTTTAGAAAAATATGGGTTGCAATACGATGGAAACCAAAATTCTTTAAATCTTTCGCTTCTGCACCATTCCCAGAATCTTTCTCTTCTACCAGTTGGAGTAGAAGCACCAATCAAAACTTTATCTGGTTGATCTTCTGCTGTTTTCTGAAGCATTGCATAAAGTGCGTCGAGATCGTCTGCGTGCATGTAATCCATTTCGTCTAGCACGATCATGTGTGCTTCCTGACCACGAGCTACGTCTGACTTGCCTCCTGAGCGCATACCTGACGTAAAGAATCTAATAGTTGAACCATTAGTAAATTGAATCATAAATTGAGGGCTTGTTACTTTTCTTGTTATTGAGTTTGTAACAATTTCATTCTTAGAAGCAAGTCTTAAAATTTCTTGATAGATTAATTCGACGTGTGATTTCATTGGCGCAATAACAAGACATCTTCCGTCCTTGTGCGTATAGCTATAGTGGATAAGTGCAATAGCCATACTAAAAGTTTTACCAAGACGACGACCAGCTCTAAGAACTTTTCTTACTGATGGATCACGAAGAATCAAAGTTTGATAGACTCTAGTTTCTGCTTCAAGAAATTGTTTAGCCCAAACACATGGATCTTTAGCTATATGTATTTGCCTTTGTTGTTCAGCTGAAATTCCTAAATCCATTAATTCAAGATCTAATTCAAATGGCTCATCAACCAAAAGTGCTAATTCTCTATTTGTTAATGGTCTTTCCATAATTGGTTCACCGCTAGCCCAATTAAGATGATTTAATTTATTTTTAAATACCCATTCAATTCTATTTATTTGTTTGAATGTTTCAACATCTTGGTCTTTAATAATTTCAATTAAATCTTCTCTAGAAAGTTTTTCTAATGACTTTCTAAATGCTATCGTTTTACTTTGCAAGGAGTTCATAGGTTATCCAAAATGGGCTGCCATCATACTAGCTTCTGATCCAAGTAAGCTTCGTGCATTAAGTCTTGAATTTTGAATTGCCATAACACCTCTAGCTCTTGAAGTTGCTGCTACTTCGTTGTCTTTAAATCCTGTACCAAACATTGGTTTATTAATAGTTCCTTGCATTGACTTCATGGCATCTTTAGCAAAGTTTATTCCACCAACTGCCATTTTACCAATACCCTTACCTATATCATACATCAATTGGCCAGTCGATAACACGTTAAGTGGACCTAATGCTGCACCACCAAGTCTTACTGCGCCCATTGCTCCCATTTTTGCTGCAACTACTCTACTTCCACCAGATCTAGCGTACTGAGCTGCCATTCCCATCATCTTAGCGCCACCTTGGCCCCTATTAATAAAGTTTCCAGCGTATTTTCCTGCTGTACCAAAATCATCCATAAATTGAGCAACTCCAGCTCTTCCGCCCAATCTTCCTGCAACTCTTTTTGCAATAACTCTTTGCCCTTTGGTCATATCGCCGGCATTTAGCACTCCGAGATAAGCAGTTGTTATTCTGTTACTCAAAGATCCTCTAGTCATAGTGGAGGCAACTGCAGCAGATGGATTTGCAGCTACTGCTGCTGCATTAGTTACAGCTGCAGCATTACCGGCTGTAACTGCGCCTCTTCCAGCTGCTCTTACGCTTAATCTTAAAGCGTCATCTGTTATCATTCCAGGTGGGGCCAAGCTTGCCATTGCTCTTACATTTGCTCTTGCAGATGTGGCCGCAGCGTTGACTGCTCGTCCATTGACTATTGTATTCATTGCTGGGTTTGCAGCGCTTTGAACTTGGCCTATATTACTTACTATATTAGCTCTTTGGGCTTGAGCTCTAGTGAATCTTTTTAATTCTCTACCCCTTAAGGCGCTAGCTCCTCCTCTAGCTTCACCAACAGCAATTGTTTTTTCTATTCCAGAAAGTTTGTTAAGAGTATCTATTCTACCTAGTACACCACCACTAAATGCTCTATCTGTTTTTGGATCAAAATCATCTGCGATCCCCATTGCTTTTCTAAAGCCTTCATTTTTTGATAACTTTCCAGTAATAGAGTTTACTGCACCACTAAAAACTTGAAAAGGATTATAGGCTCCCTTTATATCTCCACCACCAAGTGCAGCAACGCTATTCATTCTATTTACTGCTCTTGTGTTGAAGATGTTAGTTCTACCCGGATTTGCCCTTGCTGTTTTACCAGCTGCTGATGCTCTAGCTGCTCTTCTTGACAAAAATGGTGATATATTGTGTGGACTTCTACTTGCTCCACCTAAAAATGATGATGGACCTCCTGGTTGATACATTCGACCATTTACAACTCCACCAAACTTTTTAGCTCTAGCTATTTGACGGGCATTACCAACACCAGTAACGTCGTGAAAACCACCTCTAAGCATTGTATTTCCATAGCGCCTAGAGTTAATTAATGCAGCCTGCATGACTCCAGGCGTGAACATAGCAAAGTCGTAAGGACTACTTAGATCTGGTGGCTGCTGTGCACCTGGGTTCATACCCATGTCAGACATTAGCCCCTCCTCTGATTATGCATACCTAAAACTATGTTTCCGCTTGCATTTAATCTTTCTGCATTTAAAGCTGACTGATTATAAAATGGTGATTGACTCATTATTTGTTGGTTAGCCCTTGCTGTATTAATCGGACCAGCAACTCCTCCGGCTAATCCTGCTCCTCCACCAATGAATGCTCCGGCTGCAGAAGCGGCAGCTAACCCCTTGCCCTTGAGGCCTAATTTTTTACCAAGCAAAGCTGCACCAAAACCACCAATACCTGCACCTACCATTGGTGCTCCAATTAATGCTCCTCGTCCTCCAACATTTACGCCATGTCTTATAGCATTAGATGGAAACAGTCTTCTTGCGACAGTTGATCCTGGCAATCCTGACGCACCATACATCATTGAGGGAGTTAGATCAGTTCCTATTACTTTTTGGTCTGCTTGTGGATCACCAAAAGCAACATCCATGCTTGCATCTATTGCAGCTGGAGCTACTTGATCATACATTCCTTTTATTCCCATGCCAGCCAATAGAGCGCCTACGCCAACTTTTCCAGCTGTGCCCATACCACTAAATCCAGAGGCTTGACTTACTAATCTTCCTGCTCGATTAAGAATTGACATATCTATGCTCCGTATAAGTGATTATATTTATTTGCGCCCATTTGGGTATGGCCTATTTTATTTCTATCTAAATTACCAACAACTCCAGCTGTTACAAGAGGATCTCTTCTTGATGAAGTTTGCCTAGCCATTGCTTGATCTACTCTATTAAAGTCACTTATTGACATTGGACCCTCTTGTTCCAATGGCTGCTGTTCCATAACTTCATCTATTGGATCTGATTTAGCTTTCCTTGTAGCTAAATAGTAACCAGCACTTAGCGCAGCTACAGCTCCTACTGATTTATATACTCTTGGTTTAATTACTTTTAATCTTTCTAATAGATCTTGATTCCTGCCTGAACCAGCTCCCTCATATGCTGTCTTTAGTCTATCCAAGAACTTTGGCTCTTCGTTGGCTCTTCTAATTCCAGCTTGTAATAAACCTAGTTGTGAGGTTGCAGTACTTCTAGTTACCAAATCTTCTCCAACACTTGTTCCCAATCTTCTTGCCTCCCTTAGGGCATCATCGGACACTTTAGGGGCCAGTGTTACGCCTTCTTCAGAGATATTTGCAATTGAGTATTGAAAACCTTTTTGGGAAGCTACAGTATCTGAATCCACCCCTTCTGCAACAGTATTTATTACATCTGCAATACTTTGAGACCCTTCTTCTGGAAGTATTGATCCAAAACCAATTCCTGATCTTTGTATTGTTTGAGATAAACTTTCTATAGTTGTTTTACGTTGTTCTTCTCCAAACTGAACTAGAAGCCCCAAAGCTTGATCTTCAGTTTCTGCTAATCCAGCTTCAACCATAGCTTTTGGTGTTTTTATTGTTTTAAACTGTTCAGATAAAGTATCAAAAATTGATTCTGCTTCTACTAAAGCTCTTCTTTTTTCTAATGCTCCAGTTCCTCTAACCACTTCTCCACCAAGTACCAAGTTTACAGTTGGATTTAGTTCTTCAATTCTTCTAGTTGCTACAGATAATCTTACAGAATGAGACTTTAATCCAATAACCGATTCATCCAACATACTGACTCTTTGGCCTCGTGCATTTAGAGTTTGTATTTTTGGCAAAACTGAAGATGGCAGTAACAATACGCTCTCATTTGCAACTAATCTTTTTTGAGTTCCAGCGTGAAATATTCCTGTATCTCCAAAAAATTTCATTGTGTCACTTAATCTATCTGACAAGATCGAAACTCTTGCATCATCTACTGCTACGCCTAAAGCTTGCGCAATTAGTGGTTTATTTCTGGCACCTTGCGCTGATGACAGTTCTGATAAAGTAACAAATGCAGATCTAATTTCTGGGTTAATAGATGCAGAACCGATTCCAGCATCATAGACAGATTTCATATATGCCTGCCCAACATCAAGCCCTATGGCATCTAATCTTCCTCTCATTAATCCAGTTATTGAGGTGTCTATTAATCCAGTGTCTGGCATATTTGGATAACCTATGTTTGTTCTGGTAGCTGTCATTCCTGCTATAAATTGAGCCTCATTAGCGTCGTTAATTACTGGAGTTACTGCATCAATTAATGGAACTGCTGTCGTACCCCTAATTAGGGCGTTAGTCATTTCTATGTTTCCAGCTCTTATTGGACTTATTCCTGTTGAAATAACTTGAGCTTGAGCGTTTGGTAAAATTGCACTAGCTGGCAGTGCTCTCTCTCTTTGTAGAACGCGCTTTATATAAGCTGGTGCATCAAAACCAGCGGGAAGATCTTGAGGCAGAGCTTCTGGACCAGAAAAAAGTCTAAACGAACGTGCTTTTGGATCAAATTTTATAGTTCCACTTAAGCCACTCAATGCAGGGTCTGCAAACTCTGTTCCAAAATCAGCTATATCTAATTCAACTCCTCTAAGCGCATTTGTTTCCATTAAATTGTCAAACACTGATGAAGTCAATGTTCTTACATCAGCAAGATTTGTTGTCATAGTTATAGCTCTAGACGCAGGAATATTTCTTATAGCTCTCTTAACTAAGAGTGCACTTTCTGGGCTAAGACCAGTTAAATCAACCCCATCCATTGAATCATTGCGCGTAATTTGTTTTAAGTTTCTAAGTACAGCTCCAGTTACTCTTGTGTCAACAACAGAAGTGTGGGCTGCCTGACTAGTTCCTAGTATCTCTAAAAGTTCTCTCTCATCTGCTGTTCCTTCTGCAAGAAGTTTTGTAAAATTTGTTGATTCAATTATATTTTCCAAGCTGTTAATAGACACAGCTTCACCAGCAACTCTTGTTCTATGTAGTGCTTGTGGAGACATCAGGCCCTGTGTGGCTATTGCTGCTTTTTGTTCAACAGAAACTGTAGCCGAAGATATAGTTGCAGCTGTTTGGTTGGCCAAGTGTTCTCTTACTAGTCCAAGAACATCAATAGCTGCTCCAGTTGCGGTCTTTGATTCAAATTGTTTTAATAGAGCGTCGCCTCCTGCATCCATAAATTCAGGAATAGATCTTAGTGTTTGAGCGTATTTTGGTATGTCAAAAGCTAATGAGTTATATCCGGCGTGAATTTCTCCGTCTGCGTTATATCTTTTTAGTTGTTTAATAAAATGATCTGCTGCCTCTTGTCTTCCTGATTCTGTTGTTACGTCAAAGACTCTGTGTATATTAGACGCATCGCCAGCTTCCCTGGCTATTGTTCCAGTAGCAAAATCTGCAATTCTATTTAGGTCACGAGGATCAGTTGAAGGAAGACCTTTTAAACTTGGAGTTATTATTGATACTGTGGGTTCTTGCCCATACCCAGGGACTCTTCTCAAAGATACGCCATCTAAAGAGCCCCTACTTACTTTATACTTTTCTGATCCCTGTGATCTCATCAAAGATGAGTTAGTTACATCATCTGTTTCTAAGTCCGAAAAGTTTACAACAGTACCATCTGGTAAATCATCCAAAGTTAAGCGCCCACCTCTTTCAACATTTGCCCTTAACGTTTTGGTCGCAGGAAGATTACTCATGCCTATTCTGAATGATTGACTTGGAGTTGTATTTTTTCCTACTGCTGCGTTTGGATCAATTGAAAATGTTGCACCCTGAAGGATATCTAACATTGGTTCGTATCCTTCAGCTGTTGATGCTATATATCTAGACGTAACTCTTGCTGGGTTTGTTGAAGGCGTATATAAGCCGGGCAACCCGGCGTTAGTTATTAATTCTCTTGTTTTTAATACTCTAGTATTAAATATTTCCCTTAGTTGATCTCGTGCTTTTGTACTGCTTATAAGCTGTAAGTTTATTGGGGCATCTTCTGACAGTGCTGCTTCTAGTACAGATTTTCTTGCTGCAGTTTGATTTATGCCTTCTCTAAGTTCTTTGGCGATTGCTAATCTATATTCTCTTTCAAATTCAGAATATGCCAACAATTGATCATCTACAGAACCAAATACACTTCTGTAACCCTGATGACTTGCTGTTAATGGAGCTTCAAGATTTCTTCCGATTGCGTCAATTGTTCTTGCGCGAGTATCTGACCCTAAACCAAATACATCTTCTCCCAAATTAGCAAACATGTCATACAGGTTTTTAAATGGGCCTGCTACTGTTTCATCAGCTTCTATCATTTTTGGCCCGACTACACTACCAACGCCCAGACCCTTATAACCAAATGCTGCCCTATCGCGCCTAGCTTTAGCTGCTGCACTAGCTCTCTGTGCTGCACTTCTGCCGTTGCGCCTGTTTACCATGTTTTATTCCTTACTTTTCTTCAATTACCTCAGAGTCTATGATGTAATCATCGAGTTCTGATGTTCCTAATTTTTGCTTTAGAAGCTTTTCTCTTTGACTCTCTACAGCTTGAACTCTTCCAATGATGTCAGATATTGCTTGTGCGGTATCTAGTTGAACTTGTCCAACTTTAGCCTTAGCTTCTCTGGTGGCTAATAATTGGTTTCTTAAATCTTTTCTTCTCTTATGAAGCTTATCTTCTAATTCAACAGCTAAATGCAATTCTTTCTTAAGGATTGGTTGACCATCTCTGTCAATTCCAATTATATTTTCTTGAATAAAATGCTCTTTTGCAAGTAGTTTTGTTTTGCGCAGATACTGGACTTCTTGATCTACTACATCTCTAACCATTGAAACTTCTACTAAGTTATTTGGATTAACATCTAGTTGTTCTAAATACTCTGCGGTGAATTGGGCAACCATTGACATTTCGATTGGGCATGGTTTGTTTTTGGGAGCAAGGTTTTCTTTCATTAATGGGCATGTTGAAGCAAAGATGCATTTTTCAGCTTCGCAATTCATTGGTATAGACGAAAACATTGCACTTCTAGTTTTTTGCGGCCTGATTAAATCTACTGCTTTTTCTTTTTGATCATCAGTCCAATGATCTGGAAAAAACAAGTCTGGTCTCAAAGACTCAAATTGTTTCATGAAATTATTCTTATTATCTGGCTTTTCTAATTCTGACATTTTTCACCGATCTAAGGGTATTCTGACAATATTTCATTTAAACTTTTTTGCAGCTTACTTATAATTTCAGCATT